AATAACACAGTGAACAACAAGCCCAACAAGGTCAACACCGGTGTGGGTAATAACACAGTGAATAACAAGCCCAACAAGGTCAACACCGGTGTGGGTAACAACACCGTAAACAACAAGCCCAACAAGCCTGTGAACAACAAGCCCAATAAGGTCAACACTGGTGTGGGTAACAACATCGTGAATAACAAGCCCAACAAGGTCAACACCGGTGTGGGTAACAACACCGTAAACAACAAGCCCAATAAGGTCAACACTGGTGTGGGTAACAACACCGTGAACAACAAGCCCAATAAGGTCAACACTGGTGTGGGTAACAACATCGTGAATAACAAGAACAACAATGGAAATACCATTATGACCAATGCTAACGCTAACAACAAGAACAATAACGGAAATACCATCATGACCAACGCTAATAACACCGAGCCTAACAGTAATGTGAAGCCCAACAACAACGTAAAGCCTAACAATCAAGCTCGACGCAATGAAGAAAATCGTAAGAAGGCTGAGAAGGAAGCGCAAGAGGCTAAAAAGCGTGAAGAAATTGAAGCCAAGAGAGAGGCTGCTCGTGAAGAAATACGTAAACGTCAAGAAAAGCTTAAGAATAAATTGGCAGAGTCTAAACGTATAGCCAATATCGAGAAAAACCTACTCAGTATACCCAATGTGGATAAGGTTTATCTTACCGCTTTTAAGGGTAATAAATCGATAGAAAATGTCAATAAAAATGCCCTTGCGAACAAGGTTAAGAGAGATTTGGTCATCAGAAATCTTCGTAACCAACTTTCACCCCTTTTCATGGGTAAGCGAAGGGTCGCTTATGTGAACCCCTCAAACTACAACTCAACTAAAACAAATATCGAAGGTCAAATTTCCAACAAGGAAGCTAAGAAAGCCGATTTAGAGGCTCTTAAAAAGCTTTCGGTAAACGCGGTCGTATCTACAGACTATGTAAAAGCATTCGCGAATGGGAAATCATTCGTAAGTGTGTCTCTTAACACTCTCAAGAATAAACGAAACAAGGATCTTGAAGTGTACAAGCTCAATGCGACCAATAAGAAAGGTGTGTTCGGTGGATACTCCACTACTGTACCCGGAACCAAAACCATGAAGTTCATACCAAATGCTGAATACAACAAAACACTTAACAGGGCCAAGACCGCTTTAGAGGCTAGGCGTAACGCTAAACAATTGGCCGAGAATAAGCGAAAGCCCAAGACCAACAACAATGCCAAGCCCAATAACAACGCTAACAACACGAAACCCAATGGTAATGTGAAGCCCAATAACAACGCTAACAACACGAAACCCAACAACAATGCCAAGCCCAATGGTAATGTGAAGCCCAATAACAACGCTAACAACACGAAACCCAATGGTAATGTGAAGCCCAATAACAACGCTAACAACACGAAACCCAATGGTAATGCTAAGCCCAATAACAACACAGAGTTCATGGGACCCAACAACAAACTAAATACTATAGAAGAAGAACCCAACAATTTCAAAAATGCGTCTAATAAGTTTGAAAACAATAAGAAAAACAACAATAACTTCAATGCCAGTGCCGAGTTGAACAAGCAACTCAATAATGAAGCTAAGCGTCAAAATCGTGCCAAGAACAAGAACAACAATAACAATTTCAACGCCGCTGCGGTGTTGAACAAGCAACTCAACAATGAGGGTAAGCGTATAAACAGGGCTGCCAAGAACAAGAACAACAACAACAATAACTTTAACGCAGCTGCCGAGCTGAACAAACAACTCAATAATGAGGGTAAGCGTCAGCAAAACGTCGAGAATAAGAAACTTGCAAATAGGCGAAAGAATTTAACTAATAAAACCGAAAGGGAGGTCGCCAAATTTTGGGGTAGGATAGGTAAATGGCGTCCAGCTATTAAAAATGCTAAGACGATAACAGAACTCAATAATCTCAATAAAAACTTAAACAATCGTATTAAATTGAGGAATAACATCAAGAAGAGTGTACTCACACGCAGTGAGCAATCTGAATATGCCAACATGGTGATGAAACTCAATAAAAAGGTTGCCAATACACGTAAACTCTTTGAAAATGGAGTGAATAAGAAGATTTCTAACACTACTGGACCCCTTGTGAAGGGTATACTAAACAAGGCTGTAGCTAACAATAAACGGGGAAGCTTCAACGGTGGTGAGAGACTTGGTAACAATAACAATAACATCATCAATGGAAAACCAAAGCCTGTATACAACAACTCTAACTCCAACTCCAACAACAATGTCAAACAAAATATGAAACCTAATCCTATATTCGAACCAAACATGAAAAACAATCCCACGTTTGAAGTATTCGAAAACAAGAAACCCAATAACAAACCCAAGATTACAAATGAAAATAAGAAACCGTTAATGTCTGCTATCAATTCACTCAAGCAATTACCCCAAAACAAGAAAACCATGTTCAAGGGTCGACTTAACAGTGCTTTCAAGAACCAAAATCTCAATAAGATGAAAGCGATTAGGAACGAGGCGATCGCTGCTAATAAGACGATACAGAATCAACTCGCGGAGGAAAAGAGATTGAAGGAAGAGGCTAAGGAAGCTAAGCGAAAGGAGGAAGCGGAAAAGGCGGCTGCAAAGAAGGCTGAAAGAGAAGCCAAGGAAAAGAAGAAGGCTAACGCTCTAAAGGCGGTAGAAAACGCAGCGAATGCGTATGTGGCGGCGAGGAAACCAAAGCCTTCGTTTAAAGCCCTAGTTCAAAAGAATAAGGAACGACGGGTCATGAACGCAGTTAAAACTGCTGCCCAAAAGACGGCGATCAGTCAGGCTACCGGTGCGGAACGCGTACAGTTGGCTAAAAAGTTTGCACCCAGGACTCAAGCAAATATCAAGAAAGCCAATAATGCGAGTAAGGTGTTCAAGACGAACGTGAGGAAAGCTGCGGAGGGGGCGGCCGAATCGGCCAAAGATAAACTTCGTAGAAACGCGGAAAAGAAGGCGACTATGATGAATAAATCCAGCTATCAGGCTAAAATCAACAGTCGAAACTTTAAGATACCAAAGAACCGGAAGAAGATATTCACCAGTCGTATTCAAAGGGCGACGACCTTGGGTCAAGTTCTGAAGGCGTATGAAAATGCTCAAAGTGAACTACCTAAGTAAACCCAAAAACAAGTAAAAAGTAACTAAAATGAATCACCCCGACGACGATTGTACCGTGATTACCGACATGCCTCTCAGCGACGAGGTTGTCGATTTTATCGAAAATGGTCTTCACCGTGATATGACTGATGAAGATGTAGTGAATTGGTGTGATGATAACCTTGATGGTCTCGCATCCATATATGAAAAGTATCGGGATACATACTTGTCATACGGACAGGCTGAAATGACTCTCTTTTTTACACAAACTGTGTACGGTCGAGAGGACGCGATGGAGATTATTGCTAGTTTTGTAGATGGATTGTAATTAAAAGGAGAAACCCCCTAAGGATTTAATAGTGTTCATGATAGCGTACCCTTCCGTTGGCGAACCACCTCGTAAAATACCGAATCGAGCAGATGCGTGACCGTGCCACGATTGAGGGTAAAAGCGTATAGATTTGGTTCGGACAGGGTTCTCGAAAAATATTTTTACGAGTGAATGCTGATCGTAATTCGCGTCAAAATGAAATCCACCATCTACACCCTTAAATTCACCGTTCTCATCTTCGTATTGAATTTTAACAGATGTTATCCATTGTGGATGATCGGGTCGTCCTTTCATGGCTACACCCGATACATTTATGGGGGTGTTTACACTTAATTGGTACCATTCGGTATTTTTGTTGTGTAACGCAGACCAGGCTCGACTAGAATCTAATCTCCCGGCGCCGTGACTCGTTCCTATAGCATCACCACCCCAGTTTGCAGAACTCTTATGATTACTGTATGGTAAATCACCTAGAGCGGGTGACTTATCTGTATTCGTGTCACCAGCAATCATATCGGCGCGCATGGATATATGACCATGCCACGTTTGGGGGTAGATACGTATATACCGCGCCCTCACAGGTTTACTAAAAGTGGTCGTGACTTTTGTATTACGGTCAGAATTTCCCGGGAAAGTTTTACCGTCTACGTCCCACCAAGAACCCGACTCGTCCTTGTACTTGACTTTGAACGATTTGACCCATTGGTCGTAGTCTTTCCTCCCCTGTGTGATCACACCGGAAATGCTTCCGATTTTACCATTATCGAGTTGGATCCAGCTACCAACGGTGTTAGAACCAGAACACCACCCACCTGATGAATCTATCATACTGTTTCCACAATTCTTTAAATCGTAATTCAAACCACGACTACCCCAAACCGAAGATGCACTGCGCATACTATTAGGGGTGGTAAGTTGTTTTTGTGCGGGCTCCGAGGGAGGAGGTGGGGGTGGGTCAGGGGGGAGACCCGCCTCTTCGACTTCTTCTTTCTCGACGGTTTCTTCGGGTTGCTCGGCTGGGATTGCCACTTCCTCTTCTTCTTTACGGTTCATGACAAAAGCCGCTGCTACACTAGAACTCAGACAGAGCGCTGCGGCTCCTGCATACATCGCCATGTTCGTTACTTTAATTAAAGAAAAAAATCGTCTATATATTAATGTCCACATGCGATGTTTGCTGTGAGAAATTCAACAAGATAAATCACAAAAAAGTTGACTGCCCCTTTTGTGATTTATCGAGTTGTCGTTCATGTAGTCAAAGATACATACTTTCTTCATTTGAAGACCCACACTGTATGGGTTGTAAAACTCCCTGGAATCGTGAATTTGTAGATTCATTCTGCACAAAATATTTTCGAAATACAGAACTGAAACGACACCGTGAGGTCGTACTATTCGAAAGAGAAAAAGCGCGAATGCCAGAGACACAACCTGAGGTTGAGAGAATTCTTCAAATGAGGAAACTAAGAATCATACTAGATACTCAAAGATCACAATTATTAGAACTACATCATAGACATCATATTAACCCAGATGAAAACCCTCTAATAACAAGAGAGATTCGAGATCTTTATAGAGAAATGGAAAATGTATGGAGACATTTAGAACAACTACGTTCGAATGGGATTGATCAAGAACAAACGTCATTTGTCCGTCAGTGTCCACATGAGGAGTGTAAAGGATTTCTGAATGAAAATTGGTATTGTGGATTGTGTGATAAACGTTACTGTAAGAAATGTAATGAATTACTAACAGATGATCACGAATGTGACCCACAAACGGTCGAAACCATGAAACTTCTCAATAGGGATAGCAAATCGTGTCCTAAATGTGGTATCGTCATTTATAAAACGAGTGGGTGTGCACAGATGTGGTGTACAAGTTGTCATACTGCATTTGATTGGCGAACCGGGCAGGTAGAAACCGGACGAATACACAACCCACATTTCATAGAGTTCAAAAAGAAAACGATGTCATCCAGGGAACATGGGGATATACCATGTGGTGGTACACCAACATTTAGAGAACTTAGATCAGTTGATGCATCGAACAAAATACTCTCGTTTGCTATAATTGTATACCAATGTGAGCGTGATTTAATGTTTATGAATTTGGAACCTCACGATAATCTACAACTTCGAATATCTTATATGTTAAATGAGATGAGTGAAGAGTTTTTCAAAACGATACTTCAACGACAAGAAAAGTTTCTAGATAAGTCAAGAGATATCTCACAAATATTTGAAATGATATCTAATACGGGTGGAGATATTCTGAGACAATATATACTTGACCAAGAAAAACATGATGAAATAATCGAAATCATAGAAAAACTTGTTGATTACAGTGATGAAATATTTGATGTAATACGTAAAAGATACAATTCTGCATTTCCCAGAAAAATAATTCTATGAATACAGTAAGATGATACTTATATTGTTCCTCATTGTAATATTGGTGTACCTACTTCCCACATATCCCAAACCGGTGGTAATCGAAAATTTTTTGAGTGAAAATGAGCGTATCCATATCAAACAGAAGGCGGAAAGTAAATTGCAAGTATCAACGGTGGCCAAGGATAGAAAAGTTGACGAAAAAATTAGAAAGAGTGAGACGGCATGGCTCAGTACCGAAGATCCTATCGTCAAAAGTGTTGTAGAACGTTGCATCAGTCGTACAGATAGACCGATCGAAAATTGTGAACAGCTTCAGGTTTTACGGTACAAACCCGGTGGCCACTATCAACCACACCAAGACGTTTTTTATGAAGATAAAAACAAACGAGTGCATACATTTATTCTAGCTCTCAACGATGAGTACGAAGGGGGTGAGACATCTTTTCCAAATATAAAAGAAAAATACAAACTCAGAGCGGGTGATGCACTTTTTTTTGACACGTTAGATAATTATGGTTTAGACACATCCGATGCTTTACATGGTGGGGAGCCTGTAAAGAAGGGTGAGAAATGGGTTTGTAATTTATGGGTGCACAAGTATCCTTATGTCTGAACTTCACCACGTTCGATAAGCTTCTTACGATTTTCAAGATGAAGTCCTTCGACGAGAGCCTTATTCTCAGCTCCATATGGAACCGCATATCCCTCATCGCATAACCACTTGTTCACGTTGGTCCATGCACCATCTTCACATACCCATACTTCAGCTAATACACGTCCAAACTTACCCCTGGAATCAGCCTCTGGGCATCTGAGTTCGATTTCCACGTCATCCTTCTCAGATGCGACCGCCTTTAGACACCACTCCTTGAGCTTCTTTTTGGATAGAAGACCGAATTTCTTCTCTTCGAGGTCACGGGTTCTGGACTCTGGTGTGTCAATCCCTAGAAGGCGAACACGCTGCTTTGTGCATACGTCGAAACCTAGATCAATATTTACGTCAATTGTATCACCATCGACAACCCTCTCAAGGGAAGAGACCCGGTACTTGAAATTACAAGCTTCAACGTTATAGGACATCCTATAATTATATATGGACTTAAAACTTTAATACCCTCATATATTAGATGAAGTGTGTGGCTACCTTTTCTGAAAACAGTCTTTACAAGATTAAACTAGCAAAGACTCGGCGGAATGTTCTCGAGAATATGTACCAACGACCAAGTATCGTAGAGGTGAGGCCAATCAAGGAGAATCTGAGACTTCGTTTACGCTTCACAGAAGCGATAAAAGAAGCACAGGAGATGTGTGAAATAGATAAAAATTCATCTGAGTGTCACTGGGCCTGGTATGAAGTGGATGAATTAGAAGACGCTATACTACGTCTATATCCTGATAGACTGTAATACTCATTTACAAGAGTGTCCACCTTGCAGGCCACCATTGTTTATAGGATAGTGATACCGGCAGTAATGATATTTACACTTAGGGCAATAAGCCGTTCCACCACCCTTCACACAACTACCCCGGAACCATGGCGAGGTGCAACAACCAATAGAACTATCAAATAACACGGCAGCAGTGTCAACTGCAGCTTTCGCGGCTGCTGGATTAACCATCTTTTATTATACATTTATATTTTTTTTATGGATGATTCTATACTACGTCTATATCTCGATAGACAGTAACAATTGGGGGATCGTCGTCGTACCCATAATAACGAATTGATACTCCATAGAGTTTCATCATTTCTGGGTCAATGTACTCATTAATTTCTCTTTTCCAGTTTTTTACTGTGGTTTGAAAATATTCAATTCCATTATCAGAAAATACACAAATACGCATGAACGGCTTACTACGTACCTTTCTCATATAGTCGTGTACAGCCTCGGGTAAAGGTGATGCTCTCATGTACGCCGATTTAAGGACATTAATAACGTAATATCCATGTGAATCACAAATTATATTGACTTGCATTTCAGGGAACCCTTTGATAAACGCTTCGAAATCCGCATTACTAGGAAGGGTTGCGAACACTGGTGTATTTTGACAAACAGTTCCGTCATGGTGACCGATACCTGGATGCGTGTGAAATGACATTTCAGAATACCAAACTTTATCAATTTCGGGACCTTCTACACGGTTTCGTTTTTTTGATGTGACAATATTTGGTTTACTAAACTTGAAATTTTTGTACTCGATATTACCTGCAAATTCCCATTGTTTGGAAGAAGATAACTTACTCACTTCTTTCAAATCGTGAACGACTTCACGGGAAAATTTTATTCTCTTCTTTCTTATCGCCATATTTGGGCGCATGAGTCTAAATTTCATTTGACACTACCTGTTATACACTGAGAATTTATCGGGTTTTATTTTTAACCACGACTAAACCTTGAACATTTGGTGGGAAATTCAAGAAGAACTTCCTTCTCTCTGTAGAATTCTGTGCCGCGAAACGAGTTATTCCATTGATGTTTTCTCCGGCTATGAGGGCGCGAATATAGTCCATGAACGTTACGTAGAATGTAGTGCACACACCCCGATTGTTATTGGCTTGTAAGTTCGGACCGTTGTAGTACCTCACTGCACCGTTAGTGACTCCCCATAATTGTTTGATGAGTGGTACCACTTTCTGACGCATTGTTCTACCCCAAATGGAATTACCGGACGCTTCACCATGAGGGTCAAAGACCCACATTCTAAATCCAGGTTTGTAGACACCCGGGTCAACCAATACACTAATGGCATGTGCATTGTCTACATTCCTTAAACCTACCATGAAAAAGTATACTTGATTGGATGTGGCAATCCTGGAAGTTGTGTTGGGTACACCATGGTGTTTGATAATAGTGTTTATGTTTTTCACTATACCGTATTGGTTCGTGGCTATGGTGTAGTCTAAAAAGGCAGATACGACACTCGCATTATCAAATCGTTCCTTCGCCCTTTTCATGTACCGTGGAATGCCGGCATACCCACACCCCATACCCTTACCACCTACATTCAGATTTGGTAAGTTAACCTCACGCTTTCTGTACCCCTTAGCTTGATTGTTATTACTGTTGCTGTTACTGTTTGTATTTCTTCTCTTTCCCAGAATACTAGTTCGTGGAGTGTTATTCATGGCTAGAAGATTTCTCGCTAAATTATTAGATTCCTTATCGATTTGTTTAGAGCGTTCCTCCCTGAATTTTGGAATTTTTGATTTATTCAGTTCCCTCCAAGCCTTTTGAATTTTTTTCACAGCTTCTTCTTGGTGATTTGTAAGACGCAGATTACGTTTCTTGATTTCATTTAATGCGCGTCTCAATTTGAAGCGTCCAGTATTCAACGCAGCCTCCCTGGATACCTTGTTTAGCCTAGCTTTCATTTTATTCAACTCGTTGTTGCTCGGAGCCATCTTAACATATATAGAGAAATTTTTAGTTTCTTTATAAATGAAGTGGGATATTGAAAAAATAGTGAAAGAAGTCTATTCAGAATTAGGACCTGGTTATAGTGAGAGAGTGTACCACAATGCGGTCGAGGTTATACTGAGAGAAAAAGGTATTCCATACGAATCTGAGCGTCATATTTTGGTTAGGTTTAGGGGTCACGTTGTTGGACAGTTACGAGCTGATATTATCATAGACAATACTGTGATACTAGAACTCAAGGCTATTAAGACTCTCACTGATGGGATGGATCAACAGGCTCGAAAATATCTTGACTTGACAGGACTGAGGACGGCGTATCTGGTAAATTTTCCTCTTCAACAGGGTCGGGAGGTTGAGATTCGGAAACTTGCATTAGGACCATCAGCGGGAGAACTCGCGAAAGCCTTTGATAAAATACGAGATCATCATCGTGTCGTGTCTGCGGATTTAACACAGCTGCTTCCAGGAGTTCATGGGCCGTTTTCAAATGAAACTTCGCCTGTTCCATGCAGTACTGGACAGCCGGGTCCGTTTGATTGATGTTATCTAGGTGTGGGCACACATGAGACTCGAGCTCATAGAGTGCCAATAAGGCTTGGTTTTCTTCTTGATTCATGGTTGGAAAATATAATTTTAGTCGAACACTTAGGTTCTAAACAGTTGCAATAAATTCCCATCTGAGATCATGACAAATCTTTTTCCATATAACATCTTGGTGGTATAATTTTTCTTTTGATTTTAAGAGTGGAAAATATTGAAGATATTCATCCTCACTAAGAAGTTCACAAAATTTATATAAAACATATGAGTAACTCAAAAAGTTTTTTCTTTCTGTAGGACAATTATCGTCAAATGGTTTTTGTATATCTTTGAACATGATTCGTAGTGTCTCTTCTAATTCTTGTGGCATATTTGGAGGTTTGATTCCATTCAAAATATTTGTGATGTACGGAACATGTTCATAGTATTTATTTAGTCTTAATTTTTTTAATAAACCTCTAATTTTTGCATGTGTAATATCTTCAAGTTTCTTTATTTTTATCTTTTTGAGTTCCACTCTCAATTGGTCTATCACTTCAACTGGTATGGTTGTCATCTCTTGTGCTTGAAATTGTGATAACCATTCATTAAAATGATTCTCTCTTTTGTATGAATAGTTTATGATTTTCTCAGACGTTTCTTGCTCTTCTCTATACGTCAGTTCTTCACTCATGGCTCTCGAAATTACCTGACCACATCCATCACATACTAAATCTGCGGTTTCACGGAAATGAACGATGTTACTACTTTCACCACAATTTTGACATATCTCTAACGAAATGTGTTCCCTCGCTCTCGGAATATTTTTTTTCTCAACTTCTATGAGATATTCAGTAAAAATATCTTTTCTTTTCAAACCAGTAGTTTCCTTAACATTAAAAACATTATCTGTGGTTGTTTCTTCATTATTTTCCTTTGTATGTTCGTTCATGTACGGCATACATTTCATGACATAATCAGCCATTTCAGATTCATATTTATTTTTATTAGATGGATCATTCGCTATCAATTCTTTCCAGTGTTCCATCTTGTTGTTATATCTACTTAAAAAATTACCTTCCATTCCTTATAGAGAAATGCTTGTCAAACTTTTAAGTAATCTTTTATTTCTGTACAAAAATTTAACCACTCCACAAGACTATACAATTATCAAAGAAGAGTTGGAATATAAAATAGATTTTGATATGAAATATCAAACTGAAGATAATTTTTGGTACGAAGAGAGTAAAGATTGGGATGGCATACTAGAAGAATTTTATTGTGATGTCACAGGTAAATCATTTAGACACACATCTGTACCACAAAATGTAAAATATGTGATTTTGCGTATTAAGTATTATTACAACGGACACATTTATTCCGCTATATCAAATGACATTAATTTTAAACCAGGTGAAAATGAGGACTCAACTATGCATTTTAGTATCCCTTTGAGTAGTGCTTGGATAGTTGATCATGATGATAAACCTATGCGAAACATTACTGAAAAGGTGAAACGATATTCTGGACCTAGATGCGACTTTCATGAACAAAAGGTTCCACTCGAACATTTATTGTATTATGATAAAGATATCTTAAAAAACCGTTTTCCTAAGATTATTCTTTCGAATACCCTAGGAATGAAAAAGGTTCTCAATACTCTTGAAGATTACACAACTAGTCTTCAGATACCTTAGTCGCTAGGTAAAACTTGAGTTCACCCAAATTCGCAACGTTATACTTTAAAATTAAAAATCTATTACCTGTTTCTTGTATAATTTGCACAGACGCACACATACTCGTCGCCTTTGTAAAGATATTCAAGTATTTTAGACTGTAGGTACCTATAATTTCCGGACTTTCATCGAGACAATCAATTGATGTCTCTTGGTTCGCAAAATCACCATCACATCTAAATTTGATTTGATTTCCGAATCTCCTAATTTCTATATCTGTTCCTATGTTAGACATGTCACGACAAAGTCTTTGGAAATCTACAGATGGAAGAGTTGTTATCGTGGTCATGTCAATATCGGGAACTTCGATATGATTCTCATTAATATCTAACAATTTGAGCTGAAATTTTGTATTTGTTTTCTTGGCTTCACTCGAGATTTCAATATCCATGTATTCCTTAGAATTGATTTCAATCTTCAAAACATCGTTATTTGTGATGGTCTTTAACAGTTTAAACGTGTTTGAAATGTTAATACCGGCGATGATTTCTTCTTGTATACATTCATACTCTTCAAAATTGTCCGCCGCTAAAAATATGTCTATGAGAGACGTTCGAGCGGTATCAAGCGTAACGATATACATTCCTTGTGGTCTAAAGTAAATGTTTACATCATTAAGTATGTCTTTCAGTACTTCAAATGTTGACTTAAAGGCGGATGCCTGTATGGTGACTAATTTCATATCTAAATAATTATTTGTATCATATCTTTAAATCTGTGTATCATACGCAATACCCTTGTTCACATCACGACCAATTTTCTCTTCTAGTTCTTTTGTCATCGGGGGTTGCAGACTTCGTCCGTAATCATCAAGGGCGAATATATCACCCGTGGATTTACCTTCGTCTAAGGTTGTCATAGAACATCCGTATCCTCCTATAGGACTATGTACCACCTCCTTCTGTGGAAGGAGAGAGTCGAGCCAGTTCTTTATTTCGTTTCCTACCAGAATCTTACCATTCTGAGTTAACATAGTTGGTACTCTGTTTATCTTGTTTTTGTAACTGGGGGGTATACCCTGTGTATTTACATTGTGATATCTCACAAGTTGCTTCAATTGATGGTGTTGATTGATATACTCGACGACATCCATAGAATGTTTACACCTTGGGCTATATATCAGCAGTGACATCTACTATGTACATCGTAATTTCTCTAAAAAAAATTAACGCGTAATAGTAAATATGAACTACTTCTTGGCGTTCGCTCTCATAGTGGTAGTAATTTTTCTGACTACCAACATGGAATCTTTCACAGACACGTTCGGTCTCTCAGGCTACACAAAACCAGTTCCCCCTGTAAAACTGAATGACCCCAGACCAAACCTTGAGGGTTTTGAACAATTTGAAATAAGTGTCGATAACGACATGATGGAACAATTTGTTATTCAAGCGAATAATGAAATAGATAAGCGCACTGGTATGTGTACCTACATCATCGAGACGACCGGTATCAACGGTTACAGGAAGGATGGTGTCGAGATATACGAAGTCATGTTTATGAGCGTGAAAAAGGATGGTTTCTCGTTTGGCTTCTCTATAGTAGCCTCGTTTGAGGTTCAGAACGGGAAATCCCGTATCGTATCCCTTCGTTCACAGCCCCTGGGTATCCAGGCCCCCGATGATGTATCCGCTTTTACAGAAGGTGCTGCGGGTAAGGAATTTGTCAAATATGAACTCGTTAAAGAGGCTGCTGTTCCTACCAAAGGTGAGTTTGATTCCGCTAAAAATAAGTTAGAGTAATTGTATGTTGAGCATCAATGACGTTACCAAGATTGATGATAAAAGAAAACAAATTAGGAAAGAAATATATATGAAAATTTATGAACAATTTTCTGCAAAAATTAAACAATCTGTAGAACTTGGTCATAAACAAATTTTTCTCACCGTTCCAACATTTATACTTGGATATCCCACATTCGATAGAAGACTTGCAGCTAAATATGTGGCGAGACAATTCGAGCTGGGTGGGTTTAGTGTAAAACTCTTGAGTGATTATGACGTGTACGTTTCATGGATTGTATCTAAAAAGAAAAAGGAAGTAAAAGAAGAAGATGACGTGGAATTACCCAATCTATTAAATCTAAAAAAGATGGCGAATCAGTACAGGAGAAGTGCGTAGGAAACATCATTTAAAAAAACCCCTTAATCATAAATGGACAATCTGAACGTTCTCGTAGAAGCGAAGAAGGAGTATCTCGGACAGATGTGTATCATCATGTGCCCACCTATGATTGAAGTTTTTCAGGAGATGTATGCTGAATCTGTGAAGACCTCTAAGGGTAAACAAGTTCTCATCATGTTTCAAAAGTTGTTAAAAGAGGTTCCTAATTGGTCGAATGCGATGTCTAAACGTCATTCTGATAACATCACAGACAGGTGTTCTTGGTTTGGTGACCTTTTAGCAGCTGTATTTGTTGCCTGTACAAAGATTCTCTCTGCGGTTCGCCTCAAGGCTGACAACAAGAAGATTTCCCTGAAGCTTCCTACCGAGGAAGTATTTATTCAAACGTGTTACAATAATGCCGCCCGGGACTTGTACAAAGATCCTTATATTTTTCACGAAGAACAGAGTGAATACGCTCGTGATGAGAATCTCACGATGCGTTTTTCCCTCACCATCGAAAATACCGTAAAAGAATTGATCCCTGTTCAACAAATCCTCCAAACGTATATGTCCCAAGAGACAAGGGATATTTCTCTGGATGGAGAAGTCGAAGACACCACCGACCCAGACGTTCTTGACGAACATATGGATGAAACCCTGGGTGAACCCGAACCCGAACCTGAGCCTATGATGGAACCAGAACCCCTAGATGAAATGAATGGTATGGGCGACCCCCAACCCACCGGGCTTGAAAATGAGTTCAAAACTGTACATGGTGTGCACGCACCTGAACCAGTCTCAGAACCAATCGCAGCACCACCACCCCCTCCCTCCCCATACCCCCAGGAACAATCTACAGACGATGACGTATTATTTGGTGATGCACCAGACCATCGTACAAAAAATCCCCGGTATAATTAAATGGAACTCTCCGATCATTTGCGCGACCCAGTGAGTGCCGCCCTAATTGCAGCGGGAATAACTGCTGCTTATATTCACCTCAAAGCTTATTTGAATAATGAAGGTAAATTAGAACTCAATAAATATACCAAACCCGCTGTCCTCAACGCAATACTGGTATTTTTTATTATATCAGGTGGTTTAGCTCAGAAGGAAGCTATCTCTAGTGAACCTTTCTAAACTTAAAGATTAACCAATAGTATAAGAATATGGCGTCCGTCTCTGCGTTTAACGATATGATGAGTCAATTTCTTGTGGAATTGCACAAGACTTTTCCAGATGAAAAAGGCATTAAGAAAATGCTCACCTCCTTCGACATGTTGAAGTCCACCAATCCCCGTCTCGTCGTAAACGGTTTTATGGATGGTGTCACCCCTTACGCGGGAAAAATTTCTGCTAAGGATGAGTCCTTTTTACTCGAAGAGGTTGAGAACATAGAGTTTCTCAGGGAACTTGATATTAAGAAGTATTGGGGTAACATGTCCACAAATACAAAGGCTGCTACCTGGCAGTATCTCCAAACACTGTACATGCTCGGTACGACTATCACTTCCCTCCCAGATGACACTCTTTCGCAAATTGAAAAAATCGCAAAGGGTGTCGCAAATCAAATGCAGGATGGAGACGGTGAAATCGACCAAGACGCTCTCATGAAAATGATGGGTAGTATGATTGGTGGTCTTCCCAAAAAATAAACCTAACATATACTAAATGAAGACCTGGTTCGACGATCCTCAGCAGCTCGTGAGGGCTGACCAGGTTAATCAATTCTGGCCAACAAATGAACAAACTCCAGAAGACCGGGTTAATGCCGCTTCCCGATTCATAATTTATGTATGCACCATACTATATCTCATTCGCCGTGACCCCAGGGTCTTTGTTTTGGGTGCGACTGTCATCGCTGTTATTTACGTTCTTTATAAGTCTAGGATGGTTAAGGAGACGTACGGTGGTTCGGTTGAAGGTGTGAGCTGTCAAATGCCAACATCCGACAATCCCATGGGAAATGTCATGATCACCGATTTTAGTGACGCACCTAATAGATTAGAGGCGTGTTATTACCCCACCGTTAAACCGTTTGTGAACAGTTACACCAGTGACCGCATTCCATATGATGCCGGTCGTTCTCGTTCGCCTATGCCTAAGTATCTTCGTAACGCCATGGAACGTCAATTTGTTTCAAACCCTGTGACCAAAATCCCAGGGGACCAGACGGCTTTTGCGGAATCTCTTTATGGGCGAAAAAATGCTCCCATGTGTAAAAGTGACACTCGCTTCTGTAATCCCAACGCTCGAGGTGTTCAACTCGAGGCATTTTCGGGTCTCGGCAGTCACGGTGATAAGCGTTCTGGCATGTTTGCTAGATAAATATTCTTATGTAATAATAAATGGCATATCAACTTCAACCTGGACTTTCCATTGTTCAAAATACGGGTGCCGTTCCTCCGGTAAAAGCAAACGACGAAATTTTTGTCTACCCCCAGCCCAGTGCTTTAAACTGTGGTGATTGCCGCCCCAACACTATGTTGTACGGTACCGCCCCTTATATGGCGGGTAAGGGTTCACCAGCGCAGTATATCGAAACGAGTGATCAACTTCGCCCTCAATCTACTTCACGATTTAACAAGCATATAATTCAGACGTACGAGCGTAACCTTTTTCCACTCTCTAACATGGAGTGTAAGGTTCCT